GCGAGTGCATCAGCTTTTTCATATTCGGCTTTAAGTTTATCGGCATCCATTGTGATATCGATTCTAGTTTTCTTTTTTGTCATTTTTCTCCTTTTATTTAATTTCTCGTTCTTCAATATAATAATAACCACCAGATGCTTCATAACATTCTTGTTTGTAATCTTTGGCAATTCCTTCATCCCAAAACATATCTACTAGAACATCAGGATCACAAAACACTAAAAAAATTTTATTTTTTTTCTTTGTTATTTGAGTTTCTGTATCTGATACATCTTCGGGCCAATCTTCTTCTTCTAAAATATCAGAAAGTTTTTCAGTTATAGCGATGTTACAGGCATTCCATCCATTTTGAAAACCACTTCTTTTTTTGTATCCATCGTTACCTTTAATCGCTTTCGGGTAAATACCTTCATCTGTCATGATAAGTATTGCTTTTTTAAGCCTTTTTATTTGTTCTTTCATAATTTTTTGTTAATTTGGGTTGATCTACGGGAGTCGAACCCGCCTGACATGGGCCACAACCATGCGCCTGACCGCTCGGCCAAGACCAACACGTTTAATGTGGTCCAGTATCATCCGTACCACGTTTTTTTGGATGCTTTCTTGTATCATTTTGAACATATCCAAGCGGGACAGCTTTTCCATCTATTTGATTCCATAGTAAAGTATGTAATTTACCATCTATATACTTAACAGCATCTTGATTATGATCTGAACTATCAACAGCCCTTATTATTTGTCCATCTCCTTGATAAAATATATTCGTTTTTTCATCATAATAATCAGGTGATTCTTGTGGATTTCTGTACCTTACACTAACAAAGTTTTTTAATAAATTTGCTGCTTGTTTTTTTGGTATTTTACCAATATCGACATGCTGTACATCTCTTTTCCAAAGATATTCAATAGGATCTAATCGCAAGTCTGGTAAACCCCAATCAGCGTCCTTATATTGACACGATATACATCTTGCGTCTGGATCGTTACTATTTCTATTGTACGCACATTTTAAACATCCACCGTGATAAGGGCGTTGATTTTTAATTGATTTGTCCAATCGATTCATTGCGTGCCTAAAAGTATTTTTGTTAAGTTCTTCTGTACTTTTAGGTGGAATAGCTTTTAACTCCTTTTTCAAAGCTGATGAAATTTTCAACGGTGACAAAAAAACTCCTTTTACAGCATTAACCGGTCTATCCAGTACATAAGGATGTTTCCGAATCCACTTCACAACAAGAAAATACTTGATGCTTTTAACAGCTAGTTTCGTGAATACCCAAATAGCTATTACAGAAATTATTTTAAAAGATTTCTTGTACACCCAAATGAGTAGCTTCACGATAGGTCCGGGTGTAGTCATCATTTCTCGGTCATCTACCCCCGGACCACCAGCACTATATCCGTATTGTGGATTTCTCATAGCTATAATTTTTTTCATTAATTATTTAACTTACATTACTAGATATACTCTCAAATCCTATATCTGTCAAGAACTTTCTTGCTTGCTCCAATTTATGCGTCTTTTTCAGAAAATGTAATTTAACCAAATTTTCTATATCATCCATTTCAAATTTAACATCATTTTCTTTGAATGTTATCAAATTCATCAAAAGATTAAAATACGGATAATCTTTGTACATCAAGACAATTTGTTTTCTTTTTAATGTGTACGTTCTGATGTACGTCTTTTTTAAAGTGTTCGTGACCATTTGTACGTATTGTTGAATGCAATGTGCAACTTCACCAGCGTACGTGCGTCTTGGATCATCTAATCTGATCTGAGAAACAAAATCGTCAAATTTACCTTCTAAAACATGCCGTATAATGACGCTCTCGTGCGTTATTTCGTTAGTTAGTAAACTATGCAGTTGCGTGTACCAACTAGTCTTAATCTTAATCTGAAGGCCATTTTCGAACGTTATGACCCATCCTTCAGTGTCTTCAATTGTCTTTGCGTCTTCAATTAACTCATCTAAAGTTTTGTCAATTGATTCTGGTGGTTTACAAATATCAATCTCATGATTACCGATCATTTTTAATGGGTTTATTTTACTACCTGTAGCCAAGTCTCGGATAAAAATTAATCTTAAAAATTCTTTTTCACTGTACAGCACAATCTGGTTTGTCGGTGCTACATATTCAAAATACGGCATACATCCTTGGCTGTACATTCGTTGAATGAAAATTTCTAAATCTGGATTCTTCTTAATATATTTGGTAGCCGCTATAGCTTGCGGGCTAGAAAATGTTTTTATCGTTTTGCAAAGTATATCTTGCCCGTTAACAGGAATCGGCATTATTAAAGAACCATCCAATTTTTCGTGTACGTAGTCAATCTTTAAATTCTTTAAGTCTTTGTACTGTGTAATGCTAGATTCATTTAAATTGAAAAATTTCTCAATGCCCGGAAACATCAATGTGTATTTTCCGTTATCAAGAAAAGTCAAACCACGCATTTCGGTCGATCCATCTTTACTGTACTTGACGAATGTAGATGCATCAGCCAATCCGTAAGAAAAGATATGAAACGTGTATTTGTTGTTTATTTTTTCAACTTTGTATCTGAAGCAATCACTTTTTTGAGTTAAAGCAATTGCGGATTCGAATGATAACATTTTTTGTTTTAAACCTTAGTGAAATTTCGTGAACTAATAATACGGTGACAACAACAACCAAAGTGTACAAAAATACTAGTGGAAAAAAACCTGTATTAAAAAAACCGATTATTCCAATAACCATTGCAGATGGAAAAACTATCCGTTTTATTGTATTTAATTTATTCATTTTGACCTCTTGGCAATACTGATTAAACCTTTATCCATCTTTTCATCATTGCAAACAGCCGGTAAACTCGGATGCATTAAATAACTTTTCCGGTGATGTCTAGCGGCAAACAATGTGTGTGCTATTTCGTGAAACACAATATGTCTTAATTTCGATCCGTTGTATTCTATAACAGTTGTTTCTGGAATCCAAATAATATCATGATTATTCCGGCCAACACCGAGATAATTATTCGGCATTTTTTCAGTGATACGCACATCAATACGTCTGAATGCATCACCGAGCAATTTCTTGGCTTCATAAATGTATTTTATCACTTCTCGACGTTTCTTGTAAACATCGGAATTCATCTTTTTATTTTTTGCGTATCCGCAAGACATGTTTTTCTTTGACATCTTTAGTCTCCTTAAAAGGTTTACTAATTGACTACACCTTTAATATAGTGACTTAGAGCTACTTTGTCAAGAAAAAAATAGATTAAAATAGTCTGAATTAACAGACTATTAGATTAATCTTCTTCTAGGAGTGCTTCGAACTTATGGGAAATGGTTACTTTATGAGATTCATCAAGATCAGGATTATCTTCATCGTCTTTATCCTTATCTTTTTTATCCTCTTTTTCTTCTTTTTTGTCATCTTTCTTGTCATCTTCTTCTTCATCCTTTTCATCAGCTAAAAGATGCGCTGAAGGTTTTTCTTTCTCGATGACTGTTTCTTCTTCTTCTGGATTCTCTGTAAACATTTTGATTGCAACTGGCCACTCAACGTCGAATTCACCTTCCCATGACTTAAAATAGCTTCCATCAACCATCACTTCTAATAAAGCTGCGTGTGATTCTTTTTTAAGCATATGTCGATATTCATTTAAATTTGGAACATCAGCATAGATTAAACCATCCTTGATTTCACAAGGAAATGATAAATGTTGATCTTTATCACAAATAACTGTGAATTTAGCTTGTGGTTGACTTGTTGCATTCTCAATTTGCATTGAAAACTTTAAACGTTTGCCTATATCTGCTTTGATTTTCATAACGACCTTAAAATAATTATTTTAATATATTTATGTTTTGGTTAAAATTTAGGAGAAACTTTAACACCCGGCTTGCCTTTTATGTCTTCTTCTTCAAATTTTACTTCGACTTTGATTTTATTTACCGGTTTTATCTCCATTTCTTCTTTTATTTCTTCAGAAACTAGTTGTATATCATCTTCCCATAAGACAACGTTGTATTCATCAAGTAATATTTCTAGTTTAGCGTGTGTAACTTGAGTATCTGGCCAAGAAATATGATCAAGAATAGGGATGTTTATTAATCTGTGATTACCATCGAACCCAATGAAAAAAGTCGGTGTATAAAATAACATTCTTAATTTAGGTGTTTTTTCGGTACCTTTTATACCTAAATCAATTTCAACTTTGGTTTCTAATTTAGTGTTTAGTTCAATCATCTTGTATAAAATTTATATCATCTACAATTACACTCGGAAATTGTTTGTGTTTAGCGATTTCTTTGTACTCAAAGTTCGGTTTTACTTCTTGTACGTAATCTCCTTGAGAAATTTTTACACTAGTCAATAATAAAGTAATTTTTTTTGTTTCGTGTAATTCTGGATCGGGTTTTAAATCGTAACCCATTCCATAAACACTAATCCCGACAACAGTTGTTCCACCCATCCAATGTGGATAAAAAATTTGCGGTCTTAACCATCTAGGTGCTAGTATACTTGGCATATCAACTCTTAACTTGCTGTTCTACTTTCAGTATCACCTACTATAGAAATTGTAAATTCTCGATGTACATCCGGTGAACCAGCTTGTTTATAAATTTTGACTGTTTTTGTTCCATCGCCATTATCTATGACATCAGTTTCGTTTAACTCAGCACTCAATAATTTAAATAATGCTAGTCCGGCTGAATCAGATGTAACTCTATTTGTAATATCATCATCCCAAATTGCATCAGCTAAAAGTCCATAATCAACACCACCAGAACCGGCAAGACTTAAAGTTTTACCCGTGGAATCGGTTGCTGTATGTTCAGTAATATCTTCATCCCAAACCGCGTCTGCTATATCCGCCGCTGTAATTACTTCAATAGACGATACTTCTGTATAATCCATGAATAATTCATGTGAAGCGTTATATGTCGTAACATTATGAATTAATCTGATTTTTACTTCAGAACTATTTGTTCTATCTACATGTCGTTCGTAATATTCATGAGAATATGTTAAGTCTGATGTATTACCACCCGGCATAAATTCATTTATTAATAATTCCCATGATGTTGTTTCATAATTGTACGCCCACAAATCTAAAAAATGTGTAAGAGCTGGTTGTCCGGCATATCTACCAAATAATGAAAAAACACCCGGTTTATGATCTGTAGAAGGTAAATTAAAAACATATTCAACAGTAATTCCGTTTGTACCATCTTCATGAATTTCCCAGTATACATTATCTCTTGTTGCTGTATCTGCGTAGGTTCCTGTATCTACTGAACCGTAAATTGCTGTTCCAGATGAAGCCGCTGTATAGTCGGTTGATGTACTGGCTTGAATATCTGCTTTCGTTGCTAATTCAGCACCAAATGTTCCAGCCGTTAAATGGTTGGCGACAGTTTGATCCCATACCGTAGCTGGTATTGTAATATTTGTGTAAGATGTAAAAGATGTCGCAAAATTTTGTACAATACCAATTCCACCAATTAATGCTTGTCCCGCTGTAATACTTGTATCTAAAACAACGAGATAAGTTCCTGATACTCCGATAACATTTGCTGCATTTGTAGAATTAGCAATAGTTATAAATCCACCAAAATTACCTAAACCTACGTTTGATGTTCCGTTCATATTAATAGTGACGGCATTAACCGCTGAACAATTTGTTCCTTGAAATTCACCACCATTAGCAATCGTAAAAGTTCCATCAAGAGCGCAATCATTCATCTGAGCATTTATACCTGTGAATCCTGTTAATAAATCACAACCACTAAAATGAGCATGTCCTGTCGCATCGCCTGTTATAGTTACATCTGTAAAAGATGCAACATCTATATCTTGATCATTTAAAGTTACAGTAGTTGAATCGACAGAATTAGAACTTATTGAGTAACCACCTACAGAAGTTGTTAATGTTGTATCACCCATTACATGAATAAGTGATATATTATTTTCAACAGCAATAGCTAAAACATCTGTCCAATTATCAGAAGGATTTTGAGCGGTTCCTAATGGAAATGCAGTACCAGATGATCCACCACCCTCAGAAATATGAACAATATCCCAATTTGTTTTTGTTATTGTTTCTCTATTCAATAAACCATCTGTGATTAACGCGGTATAACTTGTTGCATTATCTACTAATACTCCAATCCCGTACAATCCAATAGTTCCATCAGAAATTGTTGAATCGAGAATAATACGACCACCATCTATTTGCATAGATATTTTATTATTTGAAGATAAATTTTTAAATTCTATTTGCCCACTCCAATCTGTAAATGTCGCATCTTGACCAGTTCCACCCATATCAATAATAGGCGTATCATTTGGATCTACAACACTACAATTTTTGAAAATGGCATCTGTTGATCCCGCTAAAGCGATAGTTCCATATAAACCACAACTTTCCATTGTTCCGTTTACATAAGTAACATTCCCAACATTACAATTATTAAAAATAGTTCCACCATCTAAAATACCAGTAATCGTTCCATTTTCAAATTCACAATCGGGTGTATTAGCTGCATCTAAGATTGTAATTAACGATTTATTAGTCGATTCACCTACAACAATCATATTGTCAATATTATCACCAGTTGTAAATGTAATATCCCCAATAATATATAATTTAGTTAAACCTCTAACACTAGCAATTAACATAGCATCTGGAACATTATTAACCGGTCTATTTGGTTTTCCGATACCACCGGTTGTTCCAGCTTCGCCATTTATTACGTCAATTGTTACTCCACCATTAAATGATGCGTATTCAATATCCTGGGATGACAATAAACCAGCCGAATTATAAGCTCTTACAGAAACTTGATTCGGATTTACTTTATCACCAACATTACTGTTTGCGCCCAATAAATCGACTGAATAAATTGCATTTTCGAATGTGATTGTATAAGGGGTTAGAATTTCGACCACTCTCGCAAAAGATAAACCACCAAGCACAGTTTCAGTAGTATGGTTATGAGTTTTCAGCCATGTCATACCTTCCGGTTCATCTTCTAAATCTCTTAGAGCTAATCGAAATGAATCTAAATCAAGTTTCCAAATTTCGGTAGGATTGGATTGAGTTAATTGCATTGCGTACTTCGGCACTTGAATTATCGAAGTCGGCCAATGGACACTAATTAAATCATCATCGACTAAGTAATCTGATAAAACATAACCAAAATCTGAGTAATATTCATTAGCCATAAAAAATTAAGTATAAAAATCCGGTTCTTTTGCTTTTGTTGGTAAATTCGAACTTTGATAGTGAATATCAATTTTATGAAAAAATGGTTCTGGTGTTGTTGTCATTGTATTAGCTGTTAATACTACTCTCATCATTATTATTCCATCTACTAACATGTCATCTGTGTCTAATAATCCACCAGCACCACCGGAAGCTGATAATGCTGTTTCAGCTACCATGTGTTGATATTGTGTTGTTGATGCATTTTGTACTTTTACAATAGTAACTGGTGATGAAAAAGCGGCTACATCATGACTCTTAGCGTAAGAGCATTCATAACTAAATGTACATGCACCAGACGAAACACTGCCAGAAATATGCGACCAATGGGTGTGAATATGTAAATCTGTACCGGGTACGTAATCATGAGGTAAATGAAAATTAATATATGCATCATCATCTACTGTAAATTGCCATTGTTTTAAATTTCCCCTGTAGGTATTCATAGTTGGTGGTGTATCACCATTGTCTGTGATGCTTTCTACTATGTCTCGCCAACCCCACGTTGGAGAAGCTATATCAACTTTTATACCAATTCCACTTGTTTTAGGAAATACTTTACCATTTGGAATATCTCTTAAATCTGTGATATTCTCATCCATTTCTAAATGAGTTAATGGTGTTCCTTTTACCGCTCTTGTTAAAATTGCCATAATATCTTTCTTAAATTTTGTTATTAAATTTATTTATTATTTTTATTCATCGCTTTCACGCTGTGCTGTCATAACCTGATTAAAAAATGAAAATGTCCAAGCTGAAATAAATTGTTTAATTGGACTTAATACACCACCGTCTCGCACAATTACAACTAAATTTCGTATTGTATCTGTGTATACAGCTGTGTATCTATCTGTGTCTGATGTTCCATCGTATAAAGCATCGATATACGTAATGTATAAACCATTATTTACATCAGCATTTACGTATAAAAAATCTTCATTTCCATCTGTTGTATCGATTAAAAATTGATTAGTACCAATATCCCAATTTGTGTAATGTAATTTTCTTTCAAATCCGTTATTATCAGCAAGCCGAATTGTTCCTGATGATGGTGTATCCGTTGGAAGATTTTCGTTAGTTTCAATAACAGTTATGTTATTTGTGGTTAGTGCTGTTTTTATTGTAAGTTGATCTTTTAAAATTGATGGATCACCATTACTATCAGTTGTAATACCGTCCCACGGTGCCACTATGATATAATCTTCACCACTTACAACACCACTTACAACATTAATAATTGTTGTCGGTGGTGGTCTTAAAATATTATCAGCATCAATTAATTGATAACTAATTACTTCATCAGGCGGCATATTCTGAATCCAAACACCCCTTGGACCAAAGTAAGCACCACCAGCGTACGAACCTAATGGACTTGCTTTATCTGGTGCGTATCCTGTGTACGCAATAATATATTCTTGACCGTCTTCGGGTGTATTAGTTGGTTGTGTGTACATCTGAAATAAAGAACTTTCGCCAGTTGTATACTTCATGTACTCAAACATTTCTAATAAAGTTCTTTCAGATCCACTACCTCTTGTTCCTAGTTCAACAAATAAATTATACGGATACGGCGTAGATTGTTCAGTAAAAGCAAAATCGTAAGTATTAATCGAAACCATTGTTCCAACAGCTGTCGAAGAACCACTCCCATTATCTGTTATTGCTTCTAAATTTTCAAAAATTCCTGTTGCATTTCCTAATACTAATTTATCGTTCACTGAATCTATACTAATAACCCAACCGATATGGCCGGATGAAGTACCTGTTACTTTTTTACCAGCTGTAAATGTACTTGAATCTGCTACTTCTAATTCGCCACTAATAAACCATAATCTGATGTCTTTATACCCAGATGCTAATGTACTTGATATAATATTTGTTGTACCAGAACCTAAAGTCGAAGTAATCGCTTCTAAGTCTTCAAATGTTGTATAATGTAATAATCCATCAGTATCATCTGGATCGATTGTCGATTCACACACAAGATAAGAATCCGTTGTATTTTCTAAAACACCCCGTATTGTTCTTTGAGCAGTTGTATTTGTACCATCAACAAATTCTCCTTCTTCACCATCGAATGTTGATGAAGCTGTATACGAAATTAAAGTATCACCAGCTGTTCCGTTTACAATACCACGTTGAGTAGTTGTATTATAAACATATAAATCTTCATTATCACCAAAAGTTCCAATTACATTACCTAATTCAAGTATACCTTCAGTATTAGATATAACTTCTGTGATTCCGATTATTTCACCAAAAGCCGTTTGATTAGTAATACCAGATCCGTTTCCTATTGTTTCACCAATAACAAAATCAGAAACCCAACCATCATAAAGTAAATAATGACTCCCATTAATATTATCATCATTTTTACTAGTTGAAAGAGCTACTGGTGTACGTGCACCAGACGATAAATCAACAATTGAATGATCAAAATCATCACCAAATTGTCTCGTATAAACACTTAATAATCCGTTATCTATAAGATTGTCTGTTTCTTGTATTTTAACAAGAATATCGACGTGACCTTTTAACCACCAAGATGAAATTTTTTCACTGTCTTGATAAACATAAACTTGCGGATAAGGTGATGATTCAATAGTACCAATAGTATAAAAATTTCCGTAAATATTTTCACCAGTTAATGAGAAATCACTGACAGTTAAATCACCGTCACCATCACCACCTGAAACATAAACATTTTCATTTGTACTGAAATCATCGGCTGTATCAGACATACGAACCCACCACTTATTCAGTGTATTATCGTAGTTCAACAATTTTGCTGTTGTACCAGAAGATGCACCAATAACGTCTTCACCTATATCACCTACAATTGGTGGTGTTGTGATAGATGTAAAGTATAAAATACGAACACCGTCATCGAATGTACTTGCATCCCATCCAGCTGTTATGACTGATCCAGTTTTAAGATATTTAAAACTTTCATCATTCATCCACCAACCGTTCAACCAAGTATATGCTTGATCTTTAATCTTTCCAAGAATCGGCACTTGATAATACATTCTACCCGGTTCTTGAAAAGATGTTTGTAACCAACTATAAAGACTGTTTACTTCATAAACTGTGGTACCTGAAATGTGTGTAATTCTTTTTAGATATTCATCAATTTCAAAATCATCTTGTATTGCCACTGATTATCTCATTATTTTAGTGGGTTTTTCTTTAATTTATCATATTTAGCGGGTAGAAAATCACCCGCTAAATTAAAAAGAATTATTTATTAGTAAGATGGGTTATAAACTTCATCTTCTGTTCTAATTACAGATGCGGTCAGACCACCAGCCGTAATTTGTCCAGTAGTATCGAAAGGCTGAATCTCAGTTGCAGCTTCAACATTTCTTGCTCTAATAACAACATCTCTAGGTTGTACGTACAGTACAGAATCACTAGCCGATCCCGGCGTACTATCTGTTCCGGCTGTTTCAATAGTATCCATATAAGGAATCATAAATCTATCAGTATTATCATAAGCTTCAACTAATGAATTTATTTCAAATCCATCAGAATCAGTCCAATCCTTACCAGCTGTTGTTAATTGAGTTGTTAATAATCTATCGTTAGTGGCGTTTCCATTATCAATAGCAATAACGTAACCCCAACCACTATCAGTTGTATTTCGAACAATATCACCACGCTCTACACCTAATGAAGAAAAATCTCGACCAGCACCATCAACTAGATATTGATCTGTTGATCCAGTTGCATGAGCTGAACCTGTAACTTCAGTCGGTAAAGTCAATTGTGTAGTTAACCACGCTGTATATCTGTATCTGTGTTGTTCTGGTTTTGCTGCTCCACTATTGTAAGTCACAATGAAAGTTCCACCGTTATCTAATGGTGTATCATTCGGAAATGATGTTGCATCTCGATCAAAAGTTGATCCAGATTGAGTATTATTCGTATTGTGACTTGTGTATTGTGTAAAATCTGGTAAACCTGTACTACCATCTTCCGGGTAAACTGTTAATACATCATCAACCCTTGTGTTACCAAAAGTTAGTACAATTGTTGCATCCGGTTCACGTAAAGTCCCACCGTGATCGGTTAATTTTACGTTGTTCGCATCAGCTGAGTCCATACCTTGTAGCCAAACGCCTTGAGCACCAAAGAAAACTCCACCAGCCAGAGTTCCAAATGGAGCTGGTTTAACTGGTGTATATCCATTTGCGGATAATGTGTACTCTTGCCTATCTTGTAGTACAATATCTGTTCCAGCTGGACTAGTATAGAATTGTCCTGGTGCACCATCTCTTGTATAATATTGTAAATAAGCGTAAATATCTTCTAAACTTCTACCAGCTTGGTAAATAGTTCCACCTTCTACAAACGCTGAATAACTAGCCGGTGCTTTCAAAGTAAAATTAAAACTTTCAATATTTGTATCAGTTAAATTACTAGTTGCCGCACAAGTTGAACCTGAAGTATAACCTGTTATGGTATCACCAGTAATTGTATCAGGTGATGTGACATTTGCTAAAGTAAGTTCTGATGATCCATCAGTTGCTACAACAATAGCAAAACTAGCTTCAGTATCATAATGAACCATTTCACCCGGTAAAAATCCTGTTCCAGCAAAAGTATTAGCGGTAATTGTACCGTTAATATGTGATACTGTAATATCATTGTATCCTGAAATTAAAGTTGTTGAAATTGCATCAGTAGTATAATAATTAGCTGGTGTTCCACTCTCTTCAACATTTTCACCACTTGAAAAATCTTTATAATAAAGAGCTTTTGCACCGGCACCATCGTCGGTAAAAGTAGGATCGTCTTGTAATACTAATGCTCCAGTAGCACCAGCATCGTAAACCCCTCTTAAAATTCTAAAAGAACCTGAAGCTGAACCTTCACATAATGTTCCGGTTGTTGGTGGTGATCCACCTTCCGCACTATAAGTCACATAAGTATCACCCGGTGTACCTAAAGCGGCTGCTTCTTGAGTAGCTCCGACCCAAATAGCATCAGAATCAGTAATAGTGCCCTTTAAACCTCTTAATTCTAATAAACCAAAAGAATTATCACCTAATTCTAAAACATCTGTAACTTCCGCGTACCAAGTTGGTGGAGTTGTAGTTGCTGTACTTTGATTCATAATTACATCATTAGCTGTAAAAGATCCAGTATCAGATGTATCGTACAATAAATAATGTTCACCTTTTGTAATATTTACTGTATCGGGAGCTGTTTCTGTTGAAATTGGCGTCCTAGATGCACCCAAACCAGTTACATCTACAAAAGTAAATGTATCACCTGTTTGACGTACTCGAACCCTAACATCTCCACTATCAATCGGTGTACCAGCTAATTGAACTGGAAAAACAATATCGATTGTTCCACGATCCCAATTTGAATATCCAGACCATTCATCAATTCGAACACTTACGTCCGTTTGTGGATGATTTTGATAAATGTAAACTTGTGGTAAAGGATCTGTTGGAAAAGATTCAATGGTATACAAGTTAGTATAAATGTCATCACCTGTTACTGAAGTTCCGTTTGATGTACCTGTACCTGTACCTGAATCGGCTGTCATATCAATGACCGCTGAACCAGATATTGTTCCGTGTGAATTTGTATCACGAACCCAAATTCTTGCACTATCTGCAACTGGATAATCGTTCAGATAAGCTAACAACGGTCCAACTGATGCTGCGACTTCTTCAATTGTTTTTTCTTTATCTGTTAAAACCCAATCTGTAGTAGATGTTAAATCTAACATATACACTGGATCGGAAATTGTTGCGTAACCAGTAGTATCGATAGCACCACCGTTTAAATGTGTTAATATTTCACTATCATCTCCATTATCAAGAAACCACCCGTTTAACATGGTATATGATGTAGGAGTATTGTATTTCATTGGTCTTTGATATGTCATATATCCCGGCTCATCAAAGATATCCATCAGCCAACTATATAAAGATTGCACTGAATAAACACTATTTGATGAAGTAGCCGTATATCTTATAGTTTTACTGTAAGGATATATGGTAATGTCATCTTGTATTGCCATTTTTTAGTTCTCCTAAAAATTTAAATTTTTATTTTTGGGTTAGCTTTCTTGAAATCTTCAAAGAATAACCAATCTTCCCATTCTGATTGTTTACCTATAACTGTAAACTCTACTATTTTTTTCGTTTCTTCTGTTTCATCGTTAAAATAACCTGTATGGTCTTTCGTTTGGATATCCTTAACCTCTAGAATTTTATAAGTTATAGGATGTATTATTGTCTCTGACATTTTTTCCTTTAATTAGTTAATTTATAGTGCTACATCATCTTCAATTAAAACAGCTGATGTTGAAAAATCTCCAGTGCTTATCGTAGATGTTGTAGTATATTGTTGATATTTAGTTGTATCGCTCGAAGATCTAATATCGATTAATATTGCTTGATCTGAACCACCATAACTTTTAGTAGTAATATCCCCACTTGAATCTGTTTGTCTGTTTACTAATGGTATATTTATTATATCGTCGGTATCTACTAAAGTAGTTGCTAATCTGTGAAAACTATAAGTATCGCCGGATGTCCATGTATCATCTGTTCCATCTTGTAAAGGTGAAGTTGTGATATTGTTTGCATCTGTTATTTTATCTACTACACACCAGCTTCCATCATCCACATTTCTTACTGTATCACCTTCAGCTATGTCACCGTTTGTTTCCATCGTTAAAAAATTATTAACAGTATCTTGTAATAATATTCCAGTTCCACCACCTGTACAATCAAAAGTAACTTCTGTTTTTAATGTAAATGTCGTTCCTGCCCAACTTGCGTATCTATAAGGTAATGTTTTATTTAATGATTTATCCCAAATTAATAACCAACCTGATTGTGGTAAATCTGTATCAATTGTTTCATTAACAGTTAATGCACCTGTTGCTACTGTTCCAGAATTTGCTGTATAAACAGTCGGTGGATCTTTTTGTATACATACTTGTGCTTTTTCAATAGCAGCACCCGCTTCATCTTCCACGTGTATGTCAATATTTAAAGTTGAAACAACAACAGTTGATGCATCAATTCCGTTTCTAACAGTTGGTGATTGCCCACCGATACCACCAACATTCAATGTAATTAGACCACCACTATCATTAAAAAACATTGCATCAACGCTGCCACTATCTGATGTTAAATTACTACCTCTTGTTCCTGTATATCCTGTATCTGTGTTTCCGGTCCAATCATAAGTTCCTATTGTATCACATTGAATAGCATGACCACCCGCCAAGCCTTGAATAAAACTACAATATGTAAAAACAGATGGATTTGTTGCAATTATTAATCTGCCACTTGAAGTATCGTCAACCGGTTCATCAAAAGTACAAGTTGTAAAAGTTGCACCTACTTGTACAATATCTTCTGGATTAACAAAAACACTATCTGTAAAAATTGCACCTGTTGTTAAAGTAAATTTATTAAAATTTAGAAAACTACAAGCATCAAATGTTGTATCACCCGATGTTCCAGTTACGGTTAAATAAGGTCTTGTATCAGCTGTACTAGCATCGTGTCCGTATTCACCGACACCACTAAAACTACATGATGTAATTGTTGATGTAGAAGAAGCATTTTGTAAATCAAATTGTAATCCCGCAAAACTTGTTCCAAACCTACCATCAGGAAATACTATAGTTTTATTCGAATCCGAAAATCCAATAGCAGTCGCAGTACCAAAATTTAATGTTCCTACAACATATAAAATTCCATCAATAGATGATAGAACACCGTATCTATTTGTGAGTGTTCCTTCATCAAACGATAAAAAATCTGCAAACGTTTGTGTTGTGCCAGTACATGTCAAACCTTCTCCATATCCTATATAATCTAGTGCGTCGATACCAACATTAGGTGCTTTTGCTTGAGCATTAGCGTCTGATCTAATTCCAACACTCGAAATAGCAGATAGAGTAGGTGGTGTTCCACCTGTTCCACTTCTATAACCTGAAATATTTGCATCGATTGGTACAAATTGGAAACCACCCTTTGCCGGGTATGTAATAGCAGAAAATATATACCAATAATAAATATTATTTCTACCAGCTGTTGTATCACTTCCAATTTCTAAAGATAATCCATTACCATCGATAGCTGTATAATTTGTTTGAATAATTTTAAATAAAACAACTTGTGGAGTAGTCTCTATATCCCATGTTGATACCGTATCAAATCCAACAAATCCAATTTCTCCTGTTTTAATCTGTCCAGAAATACAATTTGCATTTTGATAAAAATAATCAGGTTCTAATGTTGCCGTTGCTCCAGATGTTGTTGATTTTGTCCACTCCCAGTTTCCAACTGAAAGATCTTCAGCATCATTTATTCTTGTTCCGTCGAATACTACTGTCATTTTAATTTGCTATTAAATTATAGATTCCTATTTGTTTTTCATTATCGAAATATTCAATCAAATCACCACGCATTTTATTTGTATTTTTTAATAAATTTTCTTTAATTATACAATAATCACCAAAATCTTGTCCTAAAGGTGTACTAAAATCAGTTACAATTGCTGGTATATTTGCTTGAGTTATAACTTGAGTAAGGATATTTTTTCCGGTTGTTTTAACAGAATTTTCCTTTCTTTCTCTAGCAAATATGAAAACACCACCATTTAGATTATTAATACTAATTATAATGCCTGATTTATCTGGTCGATCTTTATCATTTCCAGCACCACGCATCCAAGAACAATAATAATCATGACAAACTTTTGGTCTTTCGGGTGATTCAATCAATAAACATCCTTTTTTGTATTGATAAGGACATTCTTTGCCTTGTAGTTTTTTAAAATCTCGAAATTGGACAAAAGCTTCAAGGCAACATTCGGTACATTCATTGCATGTTCGCATAAAATAAAATATAAAGTTTGTTTACTTTATTTATTTATGCTAGAAAGGAATATATTTTGAGGATTTAAAGCGAAGATTTGTTGATTTGGGTTATTCAAGCCCTAACGACTCTATCCACGATCCTTGAATGACTTGTGGACAGCCCCCTAACCGAAGTATCGTTCACGGGCTATTAAAGTTATGTGGTAAATTCACATAACCTATTTTTTAAAACATTCCATCAATGATATTTTGAAAATTCGGTCGAATTAAGTTCGCACATTCACCGTTGATAAGCTTATTTAGTATTTTCGTATCAGCCTTATCTAAGTCAACTCGATATCCTTTGTATAATTCATTTTGAACATCAAGTGAAAGCATAGCTAAAACTTTACCAAATTCTTTAAAGGTTTCGACTTCACCGTACTGAGATAATACGTTTTTCAATCGATTTTCAGTAATAAACGTAACAGCTGTATCAAAAGACACTTTAACATCTGGATTGATCTCTTTCGGTGTTTTTGGTGCTTTGTTACGTTGATCTTTTTCAGAAAATTTCGGATTTTTACTTTTCAGTATTACTCGGCTATCGTTACCAAAAAATTGATTGATCATCGGTTTCATTACGTAACCTTCAGCTTCGTTATTTTCAATCAACGGTAATCCAAGTCTTTCTGAAATCGTTGATTGAAAAACATTATCGTATTTGATAACTTCATCAAAAGTTCCGACGATTAATGCAGCTGAATACGGAATTCCACTATCTCTCATGTACTGTCGAAATAAAGGATAATCCATAATTTTTTCATCAACAACTAAATCAAAAGCATAAAATCCAACATCCGGCCTATAAAAAACACCAGATTGGATAGCTTTTATGTTCGGTTGTTCAACATCTGGATGTGGGTATGAACCACCGTATAATTCACCGTATAAACAAAAACTAGTCAACGGGCCGTAATAATTCGTTAGTTGAAACCATAATGTTTTTGCGTACGATTTCAAATCTTCGTATATCAGATGATAATTATAAAAATTTTCTTCTTTGATATAACCAGATCGTTTCCCACACTGGAATTCTTTACCATCGTACCAAATTGAAAAATTAGCACCGTGGATCTTTTCAGTTGCAACCCACATAACCTCTTTATCTGCGAACCCGTGAGTTCGAATTAAATGGATGGTTTTGTCTCTGTAATCATTGTCAATACTTGAATATCGTCTAAATTTCATTTTTTTTATTCCATTTTTCGATTAACATTTTACATTTTTGTTCACCTAAAGGTGTTATTTGTTTACTTATATATGATTCGACACATACAAGTAAACCAATTGTCATTTTTTGATTTTCAATATACGTGTGTTGTCCTGTACTTATAGCTGATTTTAAAACGCATATAAACACAACTAGCACAATTATACAAATCAAAAAATAACAAAAAGATTTTTTAGTTGGTTTCTTTCTCTCTTCCATTTTTATCTCCTTTTTTACTATATTAAAGAAGAAAGATCATTTTGTCAACATTATTCTTTTTCGACTTCTAGCTTCAATGGATGCTCTTCTTCTCTTGCCCACATTTCGGCTTGATATCGCTTGGCTTCCGCAACTTCTTTTGTGAAGATACCAGCTACACCTTGACCTTTATTGTGAACAGCCATTGTGATTGCTTCGGCCTCTTGTTCATTTTTGTAGAAAACTTTGATCAAGAGTTTCATCACGAATTCCATAGTTGTGTAATCATCGTTTATAACTAGAACTTTACACATTTTTGGTTCTTCGTTTTCTGTATCTTGCTCATCCATAACATCAACTTCTTCTGTTTTATCTTTTCCTACTTTATAATAACCGGTCATTCTGTCTCCTTTAATTTAAATTTATTGTTTTCGTATTCGGTTCTTGCTTCTTCACTTTCAAATTCTGAAATAACTTCGGGTTCAATCATATCCCATCTAATTGCTTTATTTTTTAGTTTAGGATATAATTCAAAAACCAATTTCCACGCTTTTGTTTGAGCTTTAATGGCTTTTTTTGCGTACGAAATTGCTTTTCTTGATGAAAAAATTTGCCGGATTGCACTATCACGACATTTTTGACATGCGTGAAATTCTATAAACAAATCAGAAATTTCTTTTGGTAAATTATGTTTTTTTGGTTCCACTCAGTTCCTTTGTCTTTTTGGTTTTCGGGTTTCTGGCTTTTTTAGGAAAAACTTTTTTGTTGAGTTTTTTAAATACAGCACAAATACATTTGATTTGATGCATTGCATCATCTACGGCGTAATGTTCGATACCTTCAAAAGGAACTTTTTTATGTTCGATGTTAAAGAGCATTTTTCCGAGATCGTTAATAGTTCTAACATCTCTGTTATTATTAATACTCCAAATTCTTTTGACTTTTGCTGTTTTCAGTGCATTCCATAAAATCACATTATCGAAATCTGAACCATTACCCCACATTTTTAAATTAACTCTCGGTTTAACTGTACAATGTGTAGTCAAAAAATCATTCAAATTTTCAAGAGCTAAATCCAAATCAACACTCGGATATTGTTTAGAATCAAAAATAGCTCTTGCTTCATCAGTTTGATTCATCCACCAAATTGTTGTATCGGCGTCTGGTATTAAACCAAATTTCATATTCGATTTTAATGAAATCACTTCGTGAAATGTATCTTGTACTTTACCTGTTTCTAGATTAAAAAAACAAGCCGCAATTGCAACAATCGGTGCGTTTGAACCCTGACCTAAAGTCTCTATGTCAATCATTACATCTTTTCTGTGCTCATCTAAAATCATTCTTTCTCCTTATCTTTTTTTCGTTCCCTGTTAAATACTTCTTTTACAAATTCTTTTTCTTCGTGCCATTCGAGCGGTGAAGTCAATGTTAAACCGATTGTCGGATTTTCGTATCTTTCGAGTAGAAAAGTTTCGACTACACAATTATTGTATAATTTTAATTTTCTTAAATCATTTAATTGTGATAAATGAGACATCAGTGGACCTAAACCCCGCCAAAATTTACCACGTCTTGTAAAATCTGGTTTCATTCCACCATTAGAATACAAACCTTCATTATTTTTTATCTTGAACATGTATTCTTTCATTCTTTTTGTACTCGTTTATTTTCTTCATTAAATGATTAATGTATTCGGTCTTTCTTTTTTCACCTGTATTTGCTAGATGTAATTGTTGTTCAAGTAACTCTATCTTTTTAGAATCACTATTCATAATTTGTATCATAGCATACAATCGAACACTCGGCTTATTATTTTTCGTCGATGGTATAAAATCATCTAAATATTCGACAATTCTCTTTAATTCGTCGGCGTTATCTTTATTGATTACATCCCACTCTTCGAATAATATTTTAATATCTTTTTTTTTGATCTACCGTATTCATCGTAATCATTATAGTTTGGATTGTTTGGATTTCTGTCCATTTCACTATGCAATTCTTGTTTTAAATGGTGCATTTCTCGTTCTAAAGCATCTATAGCACCATTCATTTGCTGTATTCTAGCTTGAGATTTTTGATGTGTAATATAGGTATTCTTGTATCCTTGAATTAATCGATTTACCATTGTAAGAGTAGATATTTTTTTATCTGTTTCTTTATCAGATACAGCATACGGAAAACCAGCGATAATTTTTGATCGAATTAATTCTAACTCTTCGTTTGTTTGAATTTCCCATTCTTCGAATAGAACTTTTACGTCTTTATCTTTCATTGTCTCATCCGTTCATGATCTATATCAGATTTAAGAGAACTATTTCGGTACTGTAAGTCATGTATTTCCTGTTCAAGATGATAACGCTCAGATCTAAGATCTTCGTAAGCAGATGCGTTGTCGGTGTTTTCTGCTATTAATTGAGTAAACATTTCGTACGTATCTATCTCAGGATCAGGCGCAATATCCAATACATCAAAGAGATCATTTCGTATTTGTTCGATTAATTCAGCGTTTTTTTTATCTATAACTTCCCATTCTTCGAACAAAAGTTTTACATCTTTATCTTTCATTATACAGTGTTTATTGATATTGTCAAGAGAAATGGTGGGAGCACAGAGAGTCGAACTCCACGAGTCGCAGTGACAACCGGGCTACAACCGGTCCCGCTACCCCTACGGTATATACTCCCACTTATGTTATAATTGCATAAATTTTACTATATCTATAAAATTTCTTTTTCTTTCTTCTGAATTTTCACCATCTTGATTTAAATAAGCCCAAAAAAGAATTGGTTTTATGTGTTCTGGATTCCAATAATACGAACCCGCTTCTTGACAACCGTATCTTAAAAGACCATCTGTGTGTTTCCAGCATACTAAAACATCTTTGCCGATATCTTTTGGTACACCGTCTTTAAGTGTGTATATTTTCATTACAGTATTAAAAGATCGGCACTTAAACTTAAACTTCTGATTTCATCTTCTGTAATATGAGTTTCGTAAGACCAAAACATCACTGGATGATCGTGATCTTTACTCCAATTAAAATGTACAGCTTCATCAACATTGTGTATCATTTTTTTGGTATGGAAGTCATACCACAAAACAAATACTAATTTATCATCTTCGGGTAATTCATCTTCAAGAGTTTTAAATTTTTTCATTTAATTAGTGAACCCGTTCTGATCTTCTTGTGAATTTTCACCCCAAATAAAAGTTGTTATGTCAAATTTTTCAATTTCAAGAATTTGGTATTCGACAACCTTACATCCTTCAAATGTCGAATTTGCAATAAATGAAGTAGTCGCACCATCAACTTTTTGCATCAAGTATTTCAGTAAGTCTTGGACGTTATCGAAGATGTGTGCTTTGTTTTCCGGCACCCATCGAACATCCGGGCGTGTACCACCTACAAATAAGTTATTTGGATTTTTTATTTTATATATAGTTTTTTTCATAAATCGCCAAGTTGATGTGCTATTAATTCATTTTTTGAATTGAATGCAAGTTTACGTTCAACTAATCGATGCATTTGTTGAACAGTCATTTTAGATTTCCAGACATAAATTAGTCTTCCAATACCCCTGTCTCTAGTGTATATGTACCAAGCTTCATTATTATAACTTATCTTTCTGGTTCTGTAAAATAATCTTTCACATGCGCTCGGTAAATAATAAATTTTATTGTTGACTTTTCGAGTTACCATTACATTTTTTTCCAATCTAAATGAATAAGTTCTGATTCCGTTAATCGTCGCCATTTAATAATAGGAAAGGTTAACTTAGCTTTTTCCCATGTAAAATGACTAGCGGTGTTAGTAGACGATACCACTTTTTCTTGAACTTTATCATACCAAACAACTTCAACCATTTCATCATTTTTAGGTAATTCTGGATTGGTTTCTCTAAAAATAAATTCTTTTTTCATAAATTACAAAAGTCGTATGTTATTTTTTTGATTCTTGCAGTATCGTCAAGTTTACCACAATGAATACATCGTCTATCACCAGTACAAGGCATCTTGCCTGTATAAGCGTACGAATGGTTTGTACATTCAACTTTGGTTACTTTACCAGCCCAAATCAAGTGCTTGTAGTATTTTCTGTTTTCTAAGTTCATGAGTACACCTTAATGTATTCAATGTATTATGTCAAGGATTATTACATATTCATTAGATCAGCAACTATTCTTTCTTTTTCTGTTGGTGTACAACTTTCATCTTGTTCAACAAAATGTTTCGCCTCACGTAAACCTATATTAAATTTGCTTCTGGCTAATTTTATTGCTTCGACTTTGCGACCACGCGCCATTAACAATCGAACTTCTTTAAGAGTATTTTTTTTCTTTAATTTCAGAAACCACAAAGTTGAAACGAAATCATTCGTGATTTTAAATGTCAATTCAAAACACAAAATTTTCAAATTAAAAACAAAAAATTCTTTAGTATCCATAATTTTATAATAGCATAAATTGAATTTGAGCAATAAATTTTTCAGCGTGTGGTTTAAAATATTTTGGAATTTTTGTCCACGGAAAGTCTACTTCTCCACGGTCTTCATCAATAAAAAATGTCTGTCCGTAATTATTACTTTTTAGTCCAACCCAACACCGAACGCTAAATATACCAGTGTGATTTTGTTCAGTTTCAACGATCCAGTTACGTTCAACTACTCGTATACGTTGTTTGATTCTTTTTCTATGAAAGAGTCTTCTTCTCATCATAATACAATAAATGCAACTTCCGGTAAAAGGACATTGTGTATATTTTTACCTTTTAAACAACTAGGATTTTCTTTAATATATTTTAGTTGGTCTTTCGATGTCTTGAGATTTGATAAATTACTTATATGTTTTTTTTCCATTTTCTCAACTATACTATCGATCAGGTTCATTAAATCTCCAAAACCTTCTTTTTGGGATTCGTTTTCGTTCATTTTACCTACATTTTTCGGTGTAATTGGCAATGTTGTCGATGCCTTCTTTAAAAATTTTTGGTTTAAATTTATCTTGGATTGTAGCCAATAAATCTCCTTCGGCTTTATCAGATTTATCTATGTGATAATGAGGTACAATTGTGTTACTTCCGAATGCACCTTGAACAAAATCAATCGGATTTCCGAGATATTTAACAGCCCAATACATTGCAAAATCTTTAGCTGATCCGGCGTCTGTATTGACAAGAATATGACCAATTAAGGGTTTCCAGGGTGCATCACCATCGGTAGTATTCGGACCACCCTTGATAAGAAATATATGAACATTACGCCTTTCTTTTTCGTGCTGGAGACAATCTTTTTCGTGTTCAAAGATTTCTCCATCAAAAGCTTTGTAAACGACCGTTTTTATTGTTTCCATTTTGATTTTGTTTCCATAGAGTTAATGCTGCTATAAGTTGATCCGGGCTGGTACAATCAAATAAAGTATAATTTATACCATCAACCTGATCATAACTTTCAACAATATATTCATTCCATTCTGTTTCTTCTTTTATAAGTAGATCAAAATCTTCTTCAGAAAGACCATATAATTTTTTATCGGTTTGTAAATTCCATTCTTCTGGAAAAACACTATGTGGCATAACATGTCTTAAATATTCACTTTTTTCAAGAAGTCCTAATCTTTCTAATTCTTCTCGAAGATCATCTTCAAAACAATCAAGATCTTCATCAGGATCATCATCATCATCTATTTGAACATAATAGTCGAGATGCAATTTAGCAAGTTCAACTTTTTCATCATATGTTAATTTAACAAAATCTAAAATATTCATTTGGTTTCCTTATAGTAATGCGAATTTAACTGATGGATGTAAAACACTTTGAATTTCTTCGTGAGTTTCATATCCGGTATGATTTTTTAACCATTCAAGCTGTTCAGTTGCACCCATCTTAATAAGTTCTTTACTTGTTTCAGCAAGAATTTTTGTTAGCATTTTCTCGTGATCCATTGCATCTTGAAAAAATTTTGAATCGTTTGATAATGCTTCCATTGATTGTAGTCGTATTTGACGCTCTTTTCTATTCATCGACTTCTCCAAAGACAGCCTCAAGATTCTCTTTTCTTACATCAGAAAGAACAGATGGGCAAACAATCTTATCTATTCCTTCAAAAAGTTTTTTAATTTCTTTTTCCATTTCTTTGCTCATTTTAAGTACCGAACAAAACCACAACTATCAAGAGATTCCATTCCGTTTTCATCTGAAAGAACATTTCCACGGACATGTTTAGCTGGTGCATTTCGACTAGCCGGTTTGTAGATATCACCGGTTGCCAAATCAATAAATGCGTGAATACAATTCGATGTACTGACAGCATAAATTCTGGCGTATTTCCGACCGTATTTGATTTCGAATTTGTATAAAGGAAGACCACCGGTATAATCTTTACCGAATTTTTCTTTCATTTTATACAAAGTAAGACCACTTGGTTTATGATTTTCGTTCATTTTTTTAATACGAACGTTGTACAAATCACAGGCTTTACAAGTGAAAGATAAAATCGCTTCGGCTACCGCCTTTTTACTCAATATAATAACTTCTTCAAGAGCAGCACCGATTTTTTTAAAATTATCATCACTAACAGATCCGCTTGAATCAATTGGTATTATAACATGCGCATTGATTGGTGTTGATGCACAATCGTATAAAGTTTTCATATAGTCTCCTAGAAAGTCCATTCATGAACAGGTTCAAAGTCAGCGAGTTTAAGGTTAACCCATGCTTCTTTTGGATTTTTGGTGAAAAGTGCTTTAGGGAAAAGAACTTTCATCTCTTCTAATGTATAAAGGATTCTTTCGTTAACAGTTTCAAAAACCTCACCTTCATCACAATTACGTTCCATCCATTTTTCATAACCATGATCGAGTTCAACGTGAAATGACATAACACCTTCATAAACATGAGTATTTAAACTATCCATACCCATATAAAAAATACCAGCATCTTCCATCATAGTTTTGATGTAAGTGGCTTTTTTTTCTTCGTTCATGTTGTATCCTTTGAAAGGTTTAAAGGGTTTTATCAACTGAGTACACCTTTAATATGCCTATCTAATTTCATTCTGTCAAGTAAAAATTAATCTTTTATAATTGACTTAATTCGAAAGCCGCTAGTTCAGCTTTTGATGGAATTCTCCAAGAAACAATATCATCATCGGCACCAGTTAGCTCCCATCTAAATTCACCAAACATACCTATGTTAAATGAATCATCATAAAAATATATTTTTACGTACATCTCGACGTACTCATCAAATCCTTCGTAATAGTGTTTACTATTACGATCTGAATAATTGAAGACGTTAGGATACCTATATTTTTTATTCATCTTTAGGATTTATTCTTTCGATAATAGAACTAGCCATAGATTCGGCGTGAAGATCACACCGAAATTCATTAACAAAATCTTGGAATGTTAGTTCATCGTTTCGAAAATTACCGTTCATACCAGCATGAATTTTCAAGAACTTTTGAACGTCATCGAAAAAGCCCTCTAAATTTGTCCTTAATTCTTTGGTAATGCGTATTTTCATGTTTAACTCCTATTTCGTAAAGTTGACTTTCATCGGTGAATACTCGGCAACCGTGATCCATAATAATCCGTATACCACGATTTGCATCTTTAACGTTTACAAACATGATATTTTTTTCTTCAGCTTTGTACACCCAATATAAACCTTTAATTATACTAACAGCTATCCAAAAATCGTGCGCATAGATGTAAATGTTGTAACAATTTCTATGTGTTTTAGAATACATCATAAATTTATTAGTTCGTATGAAGCTGTTTCAGCATTAGAAAGTTTTCGCCAATAGCCTACATGATAATCAGCGTATTTCATTTTTCCAGTTAACGGATTTTTCACTAACATGCAAGACCATCCAAAACTATCGGCTGTCCCTATCGCTCTTACGTTGTCTTCGAAAATAACCTCAACTAGTACATCAGATGATATAGGTTGTTCGTATAAATTCATTTCGAATTTTTCAAACGGAATTTCTGTTGATGTTATTTTAAATCTTTCCATTACAAATCCTTTAACATCCTAGAAGCGTATTCAACTTCGGATATTCTTCTCCAATATTTAATAAGGCCATTAACACCACCACTATAACCCCAATAAAAATCTTTTATTTCACCGTAACTCAAATTACCATTTTTAAACATAACTTGAACGTGCGATTCTATGTGTTCTGGCATCTGATACTCAATATTAGGGTGCCAAAGACTACAAAAATTTTTATCTATCATCGCTTTTGATGCATCCGAAAGGATATAATTTAGTTTTGATTTTTACTAAATCTTTTTGATTTTCCATCACTTGATTAATATTTTTGTAAGATCCAACAGCTTCATCAAGATGTTTCTTTGATCGTATTGTATGCATGATTCCGTCAAGTTTGTCAAGCTCTTGTTTATAATCGAGCTTTCTAATTGCATCTTTACGACCCATCTTGCGACCAGCACCGTGTGAGCAAGACTTGAAAGATTCTTTATTTCCAAGACCCTCAACAATATAAGAATTAGTTCCTTGTGATCCCGGTATAATACCAAGTTCACCTTCGTAAGCACGAGTAGCACCTTTTCGGTGTACCCAAACGTTCTTATTGAAATGATGTTCCAAAGATGCATAGTTATGATGAACATCTAAGAAATTTAATGGATTAAATTCTAATCCACCCACAACATCATTAAACGCTTCACATACTTTTAGCATCATTCGTTTCCTGTTCGCTTTCGCAAAGTCTAAACACCACAACATATCTTGGATGTAATTTTGACCTTCTTGTGAATCAACTGGCAAAAACGCCAACTCCCATTTTAAATCAATTGTTGAAAAATATTTTTTGTTTATTTTTCTTGCTATTCCATCATGATAATCAGCTGTTTTTGATCCTACATTTCTTGACCCGGAATGGATCATAAAATATAAATTACTATCATCGTCGTGTTGGAATTCGATAAAATGGTTCCCACTACCTAAAGTACCAAGTTGCAATGCCGCATTTTCGTATTGTTGTCTTGGTATTGTATAAGTTTCATTCAAAAATGGTAAATCACTTACAAGACCCGAATTATGCCATTTCATTCCTACAGGTATTAATTCTCGAATCCGGTTCGCAAAAGATTTTCGAACATTCATATCAATTAATTCACTAGCCTTTAAACCGGTCTTATAAGAGATCATACCACAACCAATGTCCTTACCTACACCGTTTGGTATAACGTAATTTAAAGCTGCTACAACACCACCTATCGGCATTCCATAACCGGCATGTGTATCAGCCATAAAAGCTGCGTGTTTATGCAAAAAAGGCAATCGACAAACATTATTAATTTGAGAAATGAGTTTATCATTACCATCTACTACTGCAAAGTCCTTTGCACTACACCAAAATTTAAAAGGTCTTTCTGGTACGTATTGTAATACTTTCATTATATCTCCATAAAATTTATTATTTGTTCATTTTTTTCCGTCCATATCATCCATGCGATAATATCACCATCGTGTTTTTGTGTAGAAAAATCCCAACGAAAAGATTTAATTGGGCCAATATTAAAAACTCCTTTTCTAAGCTTTATTATAACCCGTGTTGACGATGATAAATGTGTTGGTGGCTGACCTTCTTTATTTTTATTCCATTTCATAATTTTACAAATTATTCAAATCTTTTACTAAAAGTTCAGTTTTTGTTAATCTACGCCATTTGACAATATCTGTATCAACATCATCATCCCAATACCAATCAAAACCGCGCATTATACCATTCATTATACTTCCATCACGTAATATAACTTGTATTTCTTCATTATTATTGGGCATTTTTATTGTATTTTTCTTATGATAATAAGAATATGGATGCCAATATTTCTTTTTCATAATGCTATAAATTCTAATATTTCTTTTTCTTTTTGTGAATTGATAATTGCGTATTCTAAAATATCAGAGTTTTGTTCCATACCGTAATGCATCCACCAGAAATTAACTATTTGTCCAATCAGAATTCGACCGTCTCTCAACTTTACAACAACTGTATTCCATTTGTTATACCCGATATCACTTCTGGTGCCGTTGTTTATTTTCCACTGTATCTTCATAATCTATCCCAAATGTAGACTATTTTTTCGGACTCTGGCAAAACTCTGAATTTGACAATATCAGCATCAGCGTAACCAAAGTTATTCCAGCCGAATCCCGCCGCTTGTCCTTTAGCAAAAATCGCATTACGAAATTTGACTTCCACGTAAGCATCTTCTGGAAACTCTATAGGATAATAATTTCTTTCTGGTTTTTTTACTGGATTTCTAAGCCATATTTGTTTCATAATTCACTCAATTCCATTGCCACTACTTCACTTTTATTTAATCGTCTCCATTTAAGAATATCGTATCTATGTGTACCGTCTATACTCCAATTAAAATCATATGCATAATCTGTATCTGTTTCACCGCATCGATATATAACTTCGACTAATACATCATCATCTGGTTTTTTCACTTTACAATAATAAATCCAACTTTTATGAAAATATTTTTTCATAACGTCATTAACTCGTATGCAATTTTTTCTTTTCGGCTTATGCGTCTCCATTCCACGATATCGCTTTGTAAATCAAATATACTCCACACAGAATCGGTAAATCCTTCAACAATTGTTATTGTACCAGATCTTAGTTTAACTTCAACGATTCTTTCATGTTCAATTTTATGTTTACAATTCCAATTAGGGTGCCAACGGATTACGTGTTTTTTCATAGTGTACCTAAATCAAAAGCAATTTTTTCTTTTTTAGTTAATCGCCGCCACTTATTAACAGGATTTGGATTACCTAAATACCAATAAAATGTGCTTGCGTATCCTGTATACTCTTTTCCATTTTTTAAAATAACTTCTATAATCTCATCATCAAAAGAATGATGACCCGGCATATCGACATTTGATAAGAAAAATTTATTTTCATGCCAGTATTTTTTTACCATTGTATATCTTCTGTTGCTTCGGGATAAGTTTTTTCATCGTTGAAACAATCCAACCAAAAATGAGCGTCTTGTCTAACATTTAAAATTCGAGTTGTACTATCAAAATCATGATAGCTGTAATAGTCAGTTGGTTCAAGAATGATGAACGTCTTTTCATCTGAAAATAAAATGTAAGCCGGTTCAACATTACTTGTTCGACTTTTACGTTTGTCGAAAATACACCCACGAATTGTAACAACTCGCAATCCAATTATTTTTGATAATTCAAACATCATAACTCCATAAGTTTTTGTGCTAATTTTTCAACTTTTGTCAGGTATCTCCACCTAACAACTGTAAAACTAAATGATGGATTATCCCAACTATAATATCCAGCCGGACCCCTTGATTCTTCTCTATCTTCGAATTCCATTATTATTTCAGTCTGTAAGTCCAATTTATCAAAAGGAAATGTATTTTTATTAATGAACCATTTGTGCTTACTCATAAATCTTCTCGCCATTCAAAAGCTAATTTTTCAGCTTCAGTTGGTATCTTCCAATGAGTAATAGATGTATCATCGTCTGTTTCACCATCTCGGTACCAAAAAAAATGCATTGCTTTATCGATGGAATATTCTGTTTCACTGTCTTTAAATACAACAAGAACTTCAGTTTCTCTAGTAACAGGCGGATAAAGCTGTTTCAATTTATTTTCTGTAAGATCTGGAACTACAAATTTGCCAATTCCCATCCTTGTTTCTCCACTTTTGTTAGTCTTCGCCATTTTACAACTCTTTTATTCTCAGCAAAAATACTCCATCCGAATCTATTCGCAAGTCCGATAGATTGTTCACCATTTATTAAAACAACTTCAACCAATTCAGTGTTATGATCAGTAATATACCGTCCTGGTAATCGTACTGAATTAAGATTGTATTTGTTTCCTACGCCTGTATACGGACAATATATTGGGTGCCAGTATTTCTTTTTCATAATCTACCTAATGTATATCCGGTTGTTTCACTGTCGGTGCCGTGTCTCCATTTGAGAATATCATAATGATGTTCTCCATCAGCCATTTTTCGCCAACTGAATTCATGTGCAAAACCGAAAACCTTTTCACCGTCCCGGCGTATACACACAACGAAATCATTATGAAAAGGCATCGCAACCGGGCATTCTTCAAAAGACCTATTATTGTGGAATATTTTAATCATAATACACATAACTCCATTGCTGTGATTTCAGATGGTGTTAATTTTCTCCATTTCATTATATCACCCGGTTGCTGGATTGGTACACCCAAATATTCATGATACCAATAAAAGCATTCAGCTAGATTTAAATCAGTGTCACCATTTCGCATTAAAATAAGAACCCAATCATGATCATTACAAGGTATTTTATGAGTAAAATTATTTTGTAAATTTTCTTTTGAAAGTTGTGTGCTGTAGTTTTGCAAATCAGTTATATTCATACTCATAGTATAAGCACACTGGAAGGTTTTTGTCAAGAGTTTTTGGCAGAGAGAGTGGGATTTGAACCCACGGACCCGTAGGCCACGGGTTAGCAACCCGCTCTTTTAGACCGCTCAAGCATCTCTCTTTATAAGTTTTTTTGTTAAGAATGAAAGTACAGATGGAGTTACTTCGTATATATGGTTTTTCTTTAAAAGGATTTTACCATCCTCTAATCATTTGATTCTCCAGCATCGGTACCGAGAGTCACTTATCGAGCGAACAGCATATTTTCGGTTGTTGTTCTTTCCGTAAATCGAACAGGAAGAGCTAACTTTATTTCTTTCGCTAATAGGGAACTCAAACGAGTCTCCAATTTCCATATCTTTATATGGGTACGTACTCTTTACGGTAGGTAATTCCACGTTCTTATCAATTTTAAACATTATTCTTCCTCTTGAATGAATTTAAACTTTTTTTAAAAAAATTAATTAACAAATTCTAATATAGCAAGACCGAATAAGTTATTGTCAAGGATTTTTTACCATATAGGTTTCACGTCCGGCTTATAAGTCTTCGATATTAACACACTAATATCTCTTGCCCACCTATCAGACTTAGCTTAGGAGTTCCGCCTAAACATCTTCCGAATCGCTGGCCTGTCACGGTCATGGTAATACACAATGGAGAATATGGGATTTGAACCCATGATACCGGCTTGCAAGGCCAGCGTGTTACCAACTATACCAATTCCCCTTTGTACTTAAATTATTCGATATTAAAAGAGCATATAACCAAACCGTTTTCAGTAGCCAATACCATTGAAAATTCTTTAGTAGATTCATCTAGAATATTCATTGTCATTGAAGAACTTAGTGCAATCGTAGAATGTATAAACATTTCATTTATTGATCCTTCGATTGGAATGTTCTGACTTGTCCATATAGATTTTTCATGTGTTGCTAAATCAAAAATTTCTATTTTGGAATCCTCTGATGTAATAAAAACTAATCCATCTTTTATAGACAAATTTGTTATATTGACACTTTCTAAATTAGATTCAATAATAGTCCAAGTTATGTCGTATATTAACAATTGACCTGATTCAGAAACACCATATAGAATTCCATTTTTATTAACAAATTTTTTAATCGCGGTTGGTATAGCAATCTCAGTAAATTTATTCGTACCATAATTATATTTTAAAATAATATTTGCTTCGACTGCAATAAAAACAGCATTTTCATTTGGGATTGCGATAACATCATGAAAATGATATCCTAGATTATTCCAAGCATAGTCTCGTGTATCTGTCCAATATCCGTCATCCATCCCCCACATTTCTTTTGTGTTAATATCTAACATTGCTAATACACCATTCGGTAAAGCCCATAATTTTCCATTTGTTTGATCAAAATAAACATTTTCGCCGTGTGAATGAAAAGAAGTATACAAAGTTGGAACAAAATCTGTAACAGTGTATAAATTATTTGCTCCATTTATGTACACAGTTCCTTCGTATTCAAAAATGCCAGCAATTTTAATTTCATCAGGAAAGCTAATATTTATAAAAGCTCCAGAATTATCTAATATACTTACACCATCTGTTTTTGGTCCTAACCAAATATTACCAATGGAATCAGTAAAAATTCTTTGAATTTTATTTGAAAGCATTCCTTCAGCTGTATTAAAACCGGTGATATTTTTAGAAATCGCGCCATCCCAAATTTTAATTCCATTAATATTACCAGTAGAATATAGTATGTTGTTGATTTCAATAATTGATTTTCTTCCAATTTCAGCTACTATAGGTGTTACAGCCGTAAAAACAGTTCCGTCAAATTCAAGAGTGCTTCCACCATCTAATTTGATTGCGTACAATTTAGAATTCCATTCGAATAACTCAATGAATTGTGAGGTACTTCCCCACAAACTACCAACTTCACAATGATAAACAAAAGTCGTTCCATTCCATTTGTATAAATCATAATCACTTGTTTCACCAAAACTAGGCATAAATGATGTATTAACTAAAGCATATATCTGGCCAGAAAATTCTAATATTTTTGAAGCGTACCCAGAATACACAATACTAAAAGTAACACCATCGCCTAAATATACACCATTGTTAGTTCCTACCCACAATTGATTAGTAGAATCTTTAAACAAATCCCATGAAGAATGAGATATTAAAAGTTCTTCAACAGAAAAATCAGAACTGATTTTCCACAATCCTTCGTGACTGTTAAAGTAAAAACCGTTATCTAAAACAATCAATTCATCGGTTGGTAAAAGTGCTGATGGTGAATCTACTAATATTTCTTCTGTTCGAACATTTATTAATTTTTGATCTTTTGTCCAAGCGTATAAAATATCTTGATAAAAATAAACAGACTGAACTTCGCCACGGTAGTTAATGACGTTACCTTTTGGTGAATCTACATTATTAAAATTTATTATACTGATACCTGTTTCTTGATCAACGGCTACAAGTTCAGTATCAGTATGCATCAAAAAATCAAATTCTCTAGATAGTAATCCGTTAGCCATATAAGTTATTGATACATCTTCACTTACTGAAAGCATTTTTGGTGAAGAAATAGATTCTTTTTTGTCATAAGTGACAAATTTTTTCCAATTACTCGGATTACCAAATTCTGATTCTAGTAATTTAGTCTCGACTACTGAAATAGCATCTGTTGTACTATCAGAACTTGAAGAAGAATTATTTGATTGACAACTTACTAAGATAATAATAATTATCAATAGTAAAAAATATTTAAATTTCATTTTTAATCTCTAAAAAATTATATAATATACTTGGTTATATTTACATTGAACCATATTTTTTATATTCTGTCAAGTAAAAATTTTGTTAAATTTATTCGTTATGTATCCGCAAGGTCTTTTAGCTGTCTAGAACTGTCGCTTAAGTATTTGTATCCACTTCATAACCAGAAGGAATCAGTTAGCCTAGGATGACTCCGAACCAGATATAAACCGTTTTCTGCCTTACACAGGTTGCAGTTGGTGGTAGGCCCGGAAGGATTCGAACCTTCGACTCTCCCGTTAAAAGCGGGATACTCTACCGCTGGAGTTACGGACCCACGTATCAAATTTCTTCGTAATCAACGCCTAGTACAGGATTCATTTTTATGCATAGATCATCAAATTTATCTGGACCATTCCATAGTTCATCCAATGTAGCATTGACGTACAGCGTTGTTCCTTTTTTGTACTTGACATAATCATCTTGAAAAGTTTTCAAATTTCGAACTGGAATTCCTTTCCTGATAATCTGAAAATCGGCATTTGTCCATAAGTAACCGGGCGTTGATTTAACGAATTTTTTCAGCATAATTATCCTTTCATTATTTTGTTTTTTTCTTCTTCATCGATCCACCAATCAAAATCTTTTTTCTTTGTATAGTATTCATCAAAATAAGATTTCTTGGTAATCGGATCTATATAAAAAAATTCTCTTAATTCTTCAAAATTTTTTTTCATAATTCCTTCAGGAATATTTTTTTGATCTTTGTGAACAAATATAATACAAGGAACAGTTTCTAAATGTATTTTTTTACTTATATATAATCTGGAACACCCGCAAACTACTAATAACATTCCATCTTTTTGCATCTCAACTTCAAGCGGATTTAGAATTCCATCTTTTTTTATAGATTTTTCTAATTGATGAAAGTATTCAACAGAACCACAAAATCCATCATAATGATCATTTTTATCATTTATATTAGCTAATTGCCTTGGTTTTTCAGAACCATCTTTTAATAAAGATGTCAGTCTTTTAATTGGCATTTTTTCAACATAAACAAAACATCTGTGGTTTTGTCTTCTTTTATATTCACCTTTTCCATTAGGTTCACTCGTTTCAAAACCATCTATTATATTACTCATTTATTTTTTTATAAAATGTTGATGTTAGTTTAACTCTATCTTCTTTATTAAATTTCGAACTATATACTAATTCTTCAACTTTGGATTTATGACTATTTCTTTGATCACAGATTTTACATAAATTAATCAAGTCTGCATCTTTACGATGAACATTTTGAATTATATTCATAATTTCACTTTTAAATATAACTTCTAAAGAAGCCATTTTCTTTTTCAAGTCACCTATTACAAGTCTTCCATTAATATCAAAACCACAAACAATTACAGTACCATCAACTTGAACTTGAATTGGACCATTAAACGGTCGGCCACAAGTAGGTTGACGATAATCAGTAAGATTTCTAAATTTTAAAGCTTCACTCCAATTATGAGGTTTCCATACTTCTATTAAATCAACTTTATCTTTCCATTCTTTAATCCACTGTTCAGTTTGATGTTCATTAAATGAGTGTTCTATAAAACTTAGCACAATTCTTTGATTTTTTCTTTGTTGACTAATTGCATAATTTATTTGTGATATTAATTCATCATAATCAAACCAATCTGGTGGTCGGTGCATACCTTTGTATGTATCATTATCAAGTCCACAAATACTAATTCTTAATACATCTACATTTTGGAGTAAAAAGTCAATATCAGGATTTTGCATCATTGAAAAATTTGTCACAACGAAAATCTTTTCGAAATTATCTCTCAATAATTTTAATTTAAGTCTCCATTCTGGATCTAATGAAAATTCTCCAAATCCTGATAGAGTTGCCATTTGTATGTCTAATTTAGATAATTTAACTTTATGCAAAATCAATCTAAATAATTCGTTGCTCATAATCTCTCGTGGCCTCATAAACTGTTCACGAGCACACATTACACAACTGTAATTACACACTGTCGAAGTTTCTATTCTGATTTCTTTTGTATTCGTAAACATATTTTTTAAATAGGCGGTGACACCGTGTTATCAATCCACTTCAATTATTTAATTTTATTTTCATAATTATTACAATCGTTCAATTTCCAAACTGGATCAAAAATTAAAGGATAGAAAAACCATCCGTTTTTAAAACCATGTTCAGATCCTTTTATATTAGAATCTGGTTTTACACATTGAATATGTGTATTACCCGGAACATTTTTTTTATGAATACAATAATGACATTCATTCATATAATTAATTTTTTCCATTTTTCTCTTTTTGAATGGGCTATCGTGGACTCGAACCACGGGCCTTTCGCTTATCAGGCGAATGCTCTAACCTACTGAGCTAATAACCCCCCTATTTCATTGTTTTCCAATGACCATCATGACCCCGGACAGCATCACTACTTTTCCGGGTGTGTTTGTAATCTTCGCTACGTTCCAGAATATAACTCGCTAATGAAGGTGGATTTGAAACGGAAACAACTCGCCAACCATCTATCCATTTACCTTGATCATTTTTCATTTCAAGAAATTTACCCTTGATAGCGTATTTAGTTGGTATCCAAGAAGTAGTTCTTGTTGTACCCCGTTCTAGGGTACACTGATTCATATAATAATCTTTCATAATATTTTATTGGCGGAAAAGGTGGGAGTCGAACCCACACGAGTCATTAACTCCGAGCGCATTTCAAGTGCGTGGCCACCGCCCTTTGGCTTGCCTTTCCAATTATTTGCATTTTTTTCTGAATACACGTTTTTTCATTCTTGCATTGAAATCATCCCAATAGGCATTTGGTCTTCTCCAATCGTTCTTCGGTTTTGAAGTCATCTTGGCAACTACTATTAAGAAGCACACATATAATGTTATTAACACAGCAATTGGTAAAATTTCTAACATTTTATTCTCCTTTTACATTTCTTTCATTTGATGGTTTAATCGTTCACCGTTCGTCGGCATACAAAATCGTTTTATAAATTGGTATGCATATGTTTGACAAATTGAATATGACCTTTTAGTTCTTGATCGAAAATGATCTTCTAAATAACTATTTACCCATTCACTATTATCTTCTAATATTTTTTTCTTGACAATTTTTTTCATAAACCTGACTAATTCAGGATCAAAGAATGTTTCCAGAATTATATCTAAATTTTCCTGATAAAAAGTATGAACAATAGTCGTTAATTTTTCTAAATCTTTACGTTTTTGTTGTTTAATAGTCTCGGCTTCGGCTTGCACTTCATCCCAAAAAAGTATAACATCTTTATGTATTCCGCACAAATCGTACGTGTTAGGCTGTTCTGGACACTTTTTATTTGTGCATCCGTAGTTCCAAGATGTACCACTTACATATCCAAATTTTGTACCGCAATATGGACACGGTTTCATAATTTTATTATTCCAGATTACATCACCGTCTGTCAAGGATTCATTCAACGATTCAGACAAGTTGATATCGTGCATTATTTTCATTGTCTGGTTAACTGTCTTGTAATCCGTCTTAATAGATTTCATCAATTTCGTGTCCATAAATTTTCCTCGATTTCTTTTTTCATGTGTTCTAGATGTGCAATAAAGTTTTCATAATCATCAATATTTTTGCCAACTCGAATTCTCACATCACCGAAATGAAGATAAATTCCTTCTTCGTATACATCACCATCACTATCATTACTATTCATAGAAAAAGTCATATCATTGAACTTTTCTTCGAACGTTTTTTCAATCATTGAATCTCCTTTTAAAATCCAGTGTACCCGTTAGGTAAAGATTTATTGGTTTTAAGATCTAACCATTCCCAATAAGCTTGAGCATCACAATTAGAAACCCACTCATGTTTAAGAATTTTTTTTCCGACTACTTCCATTCTACGTTCATGTTTTTCTTCGTAGGTTTCTTTTTTAGATACATTGATCATTTTACTTTATTGATCCGTTTAGCGTTATCGAACCAAGTTTGATACCCTTTTGTTTTACAAGCTTTCGGGTTTCCAGCAAAATATCGTTCTTCGGGCGATGCTTTGCATTGTTTGGTTTTTGTTTTTCCAGCTGTTTGACTACCCGGACCTTTTCGACTTCTGGATTTCCATAGGAAACCTTCACCCGCATGTGGAAACTGTTTTACATCTAATTTCATTTTAGCCATTTTTTTCTCCTTTTTCAAATAAATTTCCTACGTGTTTTAAAAATCCCTCAAATTGTTTTTCCAATTTATCATTAATTTTTTCGAGGTTACAATCTGGATTTGAACAATGCATCCCACTACTTGTTGTGTGTGTTATTGGTGAACCACATTCACAAGTAACAGAAATATCAACAGAACCATCTTTGTTTATTTTTGAAACTTTTGCTGGCATTTAGTTTCCCCATCCAATTTTTTTAGAAATTTCCGGTGAAAATCCACCGAGTTCGGCAAAACGTTTTTTAAAAATATTGTACAATGGTAAAGTTGAATCAAATACAGGATGACCGGCTTTTGCAAATCGATACAGTCTAGCCATATCTTCTCTTGACATTGTTGAAATTTCTTCTTTCCATTGTGTTACAATATCAAAATCTGTAATTATATCATTCATTTTAATAAAGTTTTACAGTTTTTATTGATTTCAGAAATTTCTTCGTTATACATTCACTCGGTATCAATACATCAGATTTGAATGCATGAACTTCGATATTTCTGTGTGAATTAAATCGTGCTCTTAATTTCATTGCCATAATATCACCATTGGCCATTTCAGTTTCATCTCGAACAACTTTATAACCTTCAACACCTTCACTTCCGAACATAACAAAATGATAAAACGATCTTTTATCCTCTTTGAACGGACCTAGTTCTTTCAGGATTTTTTTGTATTCTTTATTTTCAGAAATCTTTTCCATAATGATTCTTTTGATTGTCCTATAAGTGATAAACCTAATATTGATAAATTTTTAGGTGCTACATCTTTCAATTCAGGTATATCTCCAAGCATAAATTTTTTTATATTGGCGTACTCTTCGAAATTTTCAACCTGTTTATTTCTTGTAAGCACACCATCCATTTCACGATTTGATTTACCTGTTCGATAAAATTTTATACGAAAATGATAGATGTATTTTTCCATGTCTTCGCACTTAAATCACTGAGCACTACCTTGTCGTTGAAAAATTTTATTGTACAAATCTTTAACGGTTTTTTTAGCTTCACTCGTAGCGTCAATTGGTTCTGTTGCTTCGGTTTCTGTCGGCGGATCGTCTTCGTACTCTTTAATCAAAACTTGACCTTCTTCTAAAGAATTAAAATCTGGTCCTTTAATTAAAAATTCAATCAAAAATGCGTTGTACTGACTTTTATTGAACCGTTTGAATTCACCATCTTTCCATCGTGTTTTAACGCCTGTATAATTATCCGTTTCACAAATTTCCAACTGAGCACTTGGATCATAAATTTTTGCAGTTGAATCAACACAAATTCTTATAGCTTTCATTTTTTTCTCCTTTTTTGGTGTGCCAGTTCGGACTTGAACCGAAATCGTCCACTTTATGAGAATGGTGCAATAACCATTTATACGACTGACACATAGTTTTTATTTTTTTATAAATAACTTATGAATATAAACATAACACTTAAGGACACACTATGTCAAAAACATGTGAAATTTGTAATAAAACTCTTACTGGTAGACAACAAAAATTTTGTTCTAGAAAATGTCATAATACATTCAGTAACGTAAAACATCAAAATTATGTAGCTCAACAAAAACGTGGAATGAAAAGACGGTTATCATTTATTAAATCAAAAGGTGGAAAATGTTCAATTTGTGGTTATAATAAAAATTCATCTGCATTAACATTTCACCACTTAAATCCTGATTTAAAAAAATTCAGAATTGATATGCGGCGTTGTTCAAATAATAGTATAAAAACACTACAAGAAGAAGTAGATAAATGCTCTTTATTATGTCATAATTGCCATATGGAATTACATCACCCAAATTATGATATGATATTACAATAAATTCCCTATTAAATCTGCTACTTTATCAGCATCAATTAAATGCAAATCGGCTATGTAATGTCCTAAAACGTGCCTTGCGTGATACTCAACATCGTTAATTTGACTAATTTTTATTCTAATTATTGGTGGATCTGTTACATCACAAGGATCTGTATCAAACGCTGGAAGAATTATAAGATCATCATTCAATATTTTGTGTTTTTCCATCAATTCAAATATTCTGAATTTTACACTTTCATATTTTTTATCAACTTT